AGCACAATGCCTACTCAGCCTGCGCCTCAGCCCCCAGTAAGCACAATGCCTACTCAGCCTGCGCCTCAGCCCCCAGTAAGCACAATGCCTACTCAGCCTGTAACTCAGCCCCCAGTAAGCACAATGCCTACTCAGCCTGTAACTCAGCCCCCAGTAAGCACAATGCCTACTCAGCCTGTAACTCAGCCTGTAACTCAACCTGTAACGCCTGTTGGCGACCCAACAACCCTTGCCGAGCTAGAGGCTTTGCTTGGATATAAGTGGGTAAAAGACGAAAACACAAGCCCGATACGGAATCAGATGGAGACGCCGCAACGTACTTTAAGGAATTTGGCGAGACAGTACGGTATTGCGCTTCCACCTGATGCAACCATAATCATGCCCGCCGAAGAAAATGATATTTTCGAGCCTGAAACTCCAGTTGAAGATCTTCAATTACCAGAGAATCCGATTCAGACTAATCCAGTAATTACTGGTGGCCCGACTCCCTCTATGCCTGATCCTGCTAACACTATGCCTGATCCTGCTAACACTATGCCCGTTGGCACGACGATTAACCTGCCATTTGGCGGTAGTTTTACGATGACTCAGGAGATGCAGGATCGAATTGACGCGATGAATAACCCTCAGCCTGTCACTCAGCCTGTAACGCCTGTTGAACAAACAAACACGATGCCTATTTACACAATGCCTACTCAGCCTGTCACCACGCCTGTTTCGACATCTCCTATAAATTTTAGTGTGCCATTCGGCGGCAGTTTTACGCTCCCTCAAGACATACAAGATCGCATTGACGCGATAAATAATCCTCGCCTTGAAATGACTCAGACTGTCAATCAGCCTGTTAAAACAACTCAGCCTGTCAGGGCATCTCAACCTGTCTCGACAATTGCTAACCCAGCAGTGAATTTTAGTGGGCCATTCGGCGGCAACTTTACGATGCCTGATGATATGCAAGATAGAATTGACGCGGCAAAAGCGGCACAGGCAGTCAAGCCGCCAGCACCTGTTGCAACGCCAACAATGAGTGAGGATGAATTAGCCGCGCTTCGAGCGAGGATAGGAAACCTTGGTTTAGGAGGTTTTGGCAATATAAATCTGGCGGGTATTGGAAATAATATTCCTGCCGAAGAGATAAATAAAACAGGAAAAACATTTAACTTAAATCCTGCTACGAGAGGCGGGTTTGCATCGCATCTTGCTTTATCTCCCGCTGCCTCTAACCCGCAGTCGAATGTAGACTTTGTGAACCAAATGTCTCAAGAGAACGCCTTGGCTGGCGGTCAGTATCCCACTTTCCGTTATGACCCACAGACTAATCAGTATATTAAAGATAGTCGTTCGCTTGGCTTTACAGGTGATGCGGCTATAACCTATTTAACTCCTGAAGAATTTCAGGCTGAGTACGGAAGAGCATTAAGCAAGATGCCTAGCCTAACGCAAGAAGGTATCAATGAGACGAAAAGAAGCTTATATCAGATCCCGATGAGGGAAGAAAAGAAGCCCCCTCAAGAAAGCCAAGAGGTTATAAATAAAAATGCCTTGATGGGCAGAATAGCGGCTATGGGCAGAGGCGATTTACGTCAAGGACGATCTGGTCGATGAGTATTCCAAAAAATGTTACCAATCCGTCGCTCTACAAAAAAGCCAAGGCGAAGGCGAAGGCAAAGTTTGACGTTTATCCGAGCGCCTACGCTAACGCATATATGGTAAAAGAATATAAAAAAATGGGCGGCGGATATAGCGGCTCTAAGGCAGAGGGCGGAGAGATGAAAAGTTTTGACGCGAAAAAATCTGACCTCGATCGTGACGGCAAAATTTCTCGATACGAAAGAAAGCGGGGTGAGGCAATAGCCAAAAACATGAACACTGGCGGTGCCGTAGAACTGCAGGCGCGTGGTTGCGGGGCGATTATGAACAGCAAACGCAAAACCACGCGAGTACCCCGTGGCTAAGAAAGGATTAAAAGATTGGTTCGAGAAAGAAAATTGGGTGGATATTTCTGCACCTAAAAAAGGCGGTGGATACGAAAAATGCGGGAGGAAATCAACTTCCGACACAAAGCGTGGGTATCCAAAATGTGTGCCGTCTGACAAAGCAAGCTCTATGAGCGACAAGCAGGTTGCGTCTGCGGTTAGACGCAAGAGAGCTAAAAAACAAGGCGTTGGCGGAAAACCGACCAACGTGGCAACGTATGCATCCGATGGAGGATCGATTATGAAAGGCGCTAAGCAGATGATGAAGGGCGGTAAAATGTACATGAAGGGCGGTGGAATGCCCGGCTTGCCTCAAGAAACTCAAGAGATGGCTAAGGGCGGAGCACCAAAGACCGCTAAAGGCATGGCTAAGGGCGGAGCGCCAAAGACCGCTAAAGGCATGGCTAAGGGCGGAGCGCCAAAGACCGCTAAAGGCATGGCTAAGGGCGGGGCAGCTAAAACGTCTAAGGGTTCCGCAAAAAACTTTAGAGCGCCAAACAAAAGAAATAGCGGCTTATACGGTTGATTTGCAATATGTGCGGTATTGTGTAAAAATTTACACCTTCTCATAAAAAGGTGTCAATATGTCTTATTTGCAGAGTAATATACCGCACTTTCCCTGTTTTGTTCGCAGGGAATATACGCATAACCACGTCAAATATCACGGTGAGTACCTGCACGCACTTGCGATTGCGGTAACCACGGTGCCAGACAGGTGCCTAAGTTTTCAAGTCGTATTCACAGGCGCAGAAACATATGACACCGACGAGGATAATATCCACGGCGGTGCAATGTGGGCAAGGATGCCGATCACCGCTCTGGTTGCAGATACTCCCCTAGACGAATGGCCCAAGACGATGGCCCCTCATCTTGTTCAGCCTTGGGATTGCTCATCAAGCGATCACGATGTCACCGTCTTGAACCGCGTTAGCAGCTCACCTTGGATTGCCAAGATCGATGGCGAGTTCCACACGGCAAGATATATGTTTACCGTCGATTATACCAACTCGCACATCAGCGACGATCCGGCTCAACACAAGCAGAGTCACGTTCTTGAACTGATTGATGCAGGCGAGTACACTGGAAACATAGTTGCACTGCCAAATAATAGAGTAAGGGCGACCAATCCCGCGTTATGGCAACAAGGAGACGGCGCACCTGACTTCAAGCCAAGCCAGTGGTTGATAAGTAGCGAAGCTGACGCAAGCTACATGGACGCAGGCTATACATTCGATAATTTGTATCAGCAGCAGGTAAATAAAGATGGCGATTAGCGGATCTAAAAACTTCGAGCTAGATGTTGCGGAATATGTTGAAGAGGCTTTTGAGCGCTGTGGATTAGAGTTGCGCACGGGTTATGACCTGAAAAGCGCTAACCGTAGTCTAAACTTGATGCTTGCAGAGTGGGCAAATCGCGGCTTAAACCAGTGGACGATTGCCAAAAAAACCATTGATATGGTTGTCGGAACAGAGACTTACACCATCGATTCGGCTAATCCTAGCGCGACGATAGACGTGCTAGATGTGTTTGTGAGGGAGACAATCAACACCCAAGAAAATGATCTCACAATGACACGCATGAGTCGGGCGGAATACTCTCATTTGGCGACAAAAAAGACCACAGGCAAGCCTACACAGTTTTTCGTTGACAAAAGCATAACCCCAACCGTCACCGTTTGGCCTTCGCCCTCTGTCAACAACTCCTATGTGTTGCACCTAAATGTTTTGACGCGAATGGATGACGCAGATGAGGCTGTTAATACGCTTGATATGCCGTTTCGCTTTTACCCGTGCCTCGCCGCCGGTCTTGCATACTACATCGCACTCAAGAGAGCGCCAGAAAAGGTAACGCTGTTAAAGCAACTCTACGAGGAGGAGTTTCAACGCGCACTGAGCCAAGATCAAGAGCGATCGTCATTTAGAATCGCGCCCGGATATTCTTCGGATACCGCCTGATGCCCTACGCCTCAGACAAAAACGCATACGGCATATGCGACGTCACTGGGTTTCGTTATCGACGCAAAGATATGAAGAAGACGTGGGACGGCTTTATTGTCGGCCCAGACCAGTGGAGTCCGAAGCATCCGCAGCTCATGCCGAGAAAGGCTCCAACTGATCCGCAAGCGATCAAAGAGGCAAGACCAGAAAATGCTGACGACAACAACTTTTTTACCGTTTACACGAATGTTGGAACGGGCAAGCTAGGCCAAGAACTAAAAACTTTTGGGCTGACGTGTAGCGTTGGCACAGTCGAGGTGACCACACAATGAGCTTTACTTTAGCCACTTTAAAATCTACGATTCAAGATTATATGCAGGTCAATGAGACGACATTTAACGACAATTTGGATGAGTTTATCCGCACGTCAGAAAACCGAATATTTAATCTTGTTCAACTGCCGCAACAGCGCAAAAATGTGCAGGGAAACACAACAGAAAACTCTCGATTCTTGGCGCTACCAAATGATTTTTATGCGCCATTCTCTCTAGCAGTCATAGACTCAAGCAGCAAATATAATTACCTGTCGCTAAAGCACGTTTCTTTTCTGAAAGAATATTCGCCAAGCGTTACCTCGCGTGGTCAGCCAAAGTATTATTCGCTCTTCGACGGAGCGGCTTTTGAGCTTTCGCCAGTGCCAGATGCAGATTATACGGTTGAGATACACTATCTCAACCTGCCAGACTCACTCACAGCCGGTGCATCCTCCGGCACTACTTTACTCAGCACTGACTACCCAGACGCCCTTTTCTTTGGTTGCCTTGTTGAGGCCGCTGTATTTTTGAAAGAAAATCCTGACGTGATTGCTAACTTTGAGACACGCTTCAAAGAAATGGTCGCCAGAATCAAGAACACTACCGAAGGTCGGCAGACGAAGGACGAGTATCGTTACGATATGTTGCGTGTTGGGGTAAGCTAGTTTGGATAAGCCAGAAGAGCTTAAAGGTAAAAAAGTAGCAATAATCGGGTTAGGTGCCTCGCAGGTTGATTATTGTATAGGCGTCGAAAACTCAAAGACTTGGGATGAGGTGTGGTGTATCAACAGTGCCCTAGCCGTCTTTCCCTGCGATCGAGTTTTTATGATGGATCCAACTTCCCGATATCTCGATACGGACGATGCAGGTGCGCAGACGGATGTCATGCGCAAGATGCTGCCAAAAATGCCTGCCGATATACCGATCTATAGCTGTGCGATAGATGAGCGCGTTCCTGCTGTCGTCGAATACCCATTGGCAGAGGTCGCAGGCGAGTTTAAGTGCGCATACTTAAACACCACAGTGGCCTATTCAATAGCCTTTGCGCTATGGGCTGAGGTTGGTCAGATTGACTTATTTGGAATCGATTTTAGTTACAAGCACAATATGCACTTCGCAGAATCCGGTAGAGCCTGCGTTGAGTTCTGGCTCAGCAAGTGCATGAGCGCCGGCATTATTATTGGCGCATCGCCAAAATCAACACTGCTCGATAGCAATGTACCTCCCGCCGAGCGCCTGTATGGTTACCACAGACTTGAAGACCCTCTGGTTGCAATGCCGGACAATGAAGGACAGTGGGTAATCTGCCCCGCATCGAAGTTAGAGGAGATGATCCAAAAGCACAATATGAGCTTTGAGAAACCACTATCTGCGCCTGAGCCATACAAGGGATGAAGGGTGAAGAGGGCTTTCAGCTTGGCAATATATTGGTTTCAACCACCGACTTTGGGGGGCACAAGCCAGAGTTTTGGGCCGAAAAAGCGACCCACAAGATCTGCAGCATATCTGATGACGCCCCTCACCACGTAAAAGCGCAGGCAATGGCTTTTCGTAAAGAGATTTATGCTGTAACATTGAGAGCAATAAATAGCGCCATTGCATCTGACCGCGTTACGATTAGCTCAAAGCTAAGCACACAAGGTCACGAAGACATGGCAAAAATAGTCAAGGAGATTTAGATGGCAATCACTTCGACCGTATGTACGAGCTTCAAGACTGAGGTCTTGACTGGTACTCACAACTTTACCGCGTCTAGCGGCAACTCATTCAAGCTCGCGCTCTACACCTCGTCGGCGACCTTGGGTGCAGCTACAACAGCTTTCACGACTACGGGGCAGTCGAGCGGAACCAACTACACTTCTGGTGGTAGCGCTCTAACCAACATCACTCCAGTTGCAAGCGGCACTACTGCTGTGTGCGATTTTTCCGACCTAACCTTTTCAACGGCGACGGTCACTGCTCGCGGTTGTCTGATTTATAACGACACCAACAGCGACAAGGCTGTTTGCGCAATCGACTTTGGTGGTGACAAGGCGAGCACTGCAGGCGATTTTACCATCGTCTTTCCTGCGCCGACTGCGACGGGCGCAATCATCAGATTGGCATGATCCGTGCCACTGACAAAGATAGACTTCAAGCCCGGCATTGTTAAAGAGGGCACCGACTACTCCGAGATGGGCGGTTGGGTAGACGGCAACCTTATTCGATTCCGAAAACAAGCCGTCGAAAAAATTGGCGGTTGGAAAAAATTAGGGTCGAATAACTTTCTTGGTGTAGGTCGCGCACTGCACAGTTGGATTACGCTCGGCGGAACAAGGCTGATGGGCGTAGGCACGACCTTTAAATATTACATCGAAGAGGGCGAAGATTATTACGACGTAACGCCTCTACGCGCAACCACAAGCGCAGGCGATGTTACTTTTTCCGCCTCAAACGGGTCAACCACAATTACCGTGACAGATTCGGCTCACGGTGCTGTGAATAACGATTTTGTTACTTTTTCTGGTGCAGCCACCCTTGGCGGCACAATAACCGCAGCAGTCCTAAACCAAGAATACCAAATACTTTTGGTCACTGGGGTAAATACCTACACCCTGACAGCCAAAAACACGTCTGGAAATACTGTTACGGCAAACAGCTCTGACACTGGCAATGGCGGCAGTTCTGTCGTCGGAAAATATGAGATAAGTGTCGGTCTGGATACTTACCTACAATCTACGGGGTGGAGCGTGGGGGCTTGGGGGGCAGGCACCTTTGGGTCTTCTTCTGCGATCAGCGCTTTAAATCAACTACGCCTGTGGACGCACGACAACTTCGGCGAAAATTTAATCATCAACCCTCGCGGCGGCGGGATATACCGTTGGCTAGAGAATGATGGGATTGAGGTTCGAGCCAAGGAGATGTCTCAGATATCGGGTGCGAATAAAGTGCCAACAGTTGGCCTACAGGTAATTACTGGGGAGACGGCTAGGCACTTGGTCGTTCTTGGAACCGATCCATTATCCAGCGGATCCAGAACGGGTGTCCTTGACCCGATGCTTATTGCGTTTAGCGATAGCGAGAATGAGCTAGATTTTGAACCCCTGACAACCAATTCAGCGGGTAGCGTGCGGCTGTCAAGCGGATCTTTTATTATTGGCGGGTTAAAGTCTCGCCAAGAAATATTGATCTGGACGGATACCGCACTGTACTCGATGAGCTTCATTGGTGCGCCGTTAACTTTTGCCGTTAATCTGGTTAATGAGGGGGCTGGGCTTATCTCCCCAAAGTCAGCAATTAATGCGCCTAGCGGTGTATTTTTTGCGAGCAAGACTGGCTTTTACACCTACAACGGCAGCGTCCAAAAATTAAGCTGCGATGTTCAAGAGTATGTATTTGAGGACATTGATCTCAGCCAGAGCTTCAAATGTTTCATGGCGCTAAACTCGCAGTTCTCTGAGACGTGGTTCTTTTATCCAAGCATTGAGGATGGAACTGGCGAGATATCTCGCTTTGTCATCTATAATTATGAGTCGAACACTTGGTCTATCGGCAAGATGGCGAGATACGCATGGCTTGACGCGGGTATCGAAAACCAGCCAAGGGCTGCTTCGTCAATCGGCTCGACATATTGTTTATTTGAGCACGAACTCGGTTTCGACGATAACGGCGCAACCATGACAGATGTCTTCATAGAGTCTGCAGACGTAGATATTTCGGATGGCAACAATTACTCTTTTTTGAAAAAGATTATTCCTGACGTAAATTTTGTAACGGAGGTCGGAGTATCCGCCACCCCAGCGATGAATATTGTCGTCAAGCGAAGAGACTTTTCAAACGCTTCTTTGGTCACCGACAGCACGACTCAAGTAACCGAGTCGAGCACCTTCAGCAATGTTCGCTCAAGGGCTAGGCAGCTAGTCTTTAGGTTTGAGTCTGACGAGGACGCCAGTACGCCGCTTGGCTACAAGTGGAGACTCGGCTCGACAAGAATTGATATTCAACAGTCAGGTCAGCGATGAGTGTGCTCCTTGAGACAAGGTTGCCGCTTGCGCAGGGCGATAGCGTTGACAGTCAAACCTACAACCGCCTTGTGCGTGTCTTGGAGCTAAATTTAGGTCGAGTAGATATTTCAATCTCTCCTCACTTCAATTCAACTGAAATCAGTGAGCTACAATTTGCAACGGGCGCAATTATATTCAATACTAGCACCCAGACGCATCAAGCCTTTGATGGCACTAATCTGCGCAATCTTTATGCGCACCAGACTTTCCCCGAAAGTCAGGCAATAACAAGCGCTGTCGGCGCTGTGACGGTGAACACATGAATGATTTTTTGCAAAAGCGAATTCAAAATATGATCAGCGGCAGTGATCGCATGATGAATGCTTATCCTGAAGATTTAAGTGTTGTTGAGCAAGATCGTTTGCGCGATCGAATAAATCAAGATCCTCAGTTTGCCGCTCAAT